TCGGCAATAGAGGTGACCAGTCGCTGGAATGGCGTTGTGGCGATGATCTTGCCTTCGATAACGGTGATCTGCGTAGGGTACATCTTGCGCAGCGCCTGCAGGTATCGTCGCTGGCGTTGGGGCGACTCTTGGTCATCGCACATCCGGCCCAGCACCGGCGCCGTGTAGTAGCGGACTTCAACCAGATCAACCTCAGGATCAAGTACGTGGTCGCGAAACAGTGCAAACAGATCCAGCCACTTGAGCGTGGTTCTCCTTAGCAGCCCGTAGTACAGGTTGTAGCCATCGACGTAGACAACAGTCCGCAAACATCCATCTCCAGAAGTGACAAAGCCGCCCGAAGGCGGCCTGTCGCCCTAAGAGCATCTAGCCAAACCAGACGGTCAAAGGGTGAGTCGTAGGCGAATCATACACCAACTTTGCGGCTTGGGCAAGTTCACCCTGGAACGCAAGGTTGAGACTCAAGCTCCAGGCCACGACGACGCACTCGTCCGTGGCTGTCGCGCTCATACCCATAGTACCGCGCCAGCATCCCGAGCGCGGCCACTAGGTAGCCCTTGACCTCATCCCGATCCTGTCGCCGACCGTTCCAGCCTTCACGCTGGACACAATCCCGGATAGACATCTGCAGCCCGGCCACAAACCACAGCGCCGACCCAGCCGGGCTGGCGTGGCCGCCCACAGCCTCCAGCGCCTCGCGCACCGCCCGCGCGGCACCGGCGTTCCTCTCGACCATCATCTGCCCAGGCGCTGTGCTGCCCGGTGTGCCGTCGAGCCGGGGGCTGGCTACGCCGCTGGCAAAGGCGCGGGCAAAGTCCTGCGAGAACTGCTGCCCGGCATCGTGCATGGCTCCGGTGATGCTGCCGCTCCTGAGCATCAGCGCCAGGGAGTCCACGGTGCGGTAGTGCTCGGCCGGCCTCTGGTCATCGCCTGCTTCGCGCACATAGCGGATCACGCTGCCGTCGGGGCGGATGCGCTCGTCGCCAAGGCGCGGCTTCTTCTCGGCTGCCGCCCGGGCGCGTTGGGTTTTTTTGGTCATGACTGGACTTTCCCGGGTTGCGCCAGAGTCGCCAGCGCGCCGTCGCGGCTGCGCCGCACCGTGACGGACTTGGGTGTTGTGGCCACCACCGTCCAGGTCTCGCCATCGCCGCGCTCGATCACATTGCCTTCGGCCCAAGGTGTGCTCTGGCTGCCTGCGTGTTGGGCGATGGTGCGCGCGCCGTAGAGCTTGGTGGCGATGCCCGACAGGAACAAGCGATCCCACTCGTCGTGGATCTCGGTCAGGGGCACGACGACGATGCCTTGCCGGTGCCAGACGGCGGCGCGCATGGCGCGCAGTTCGTCGCTGTTGGCCGGCGACTGTGGGGCCAGACGCCCGAGGGCGCAGGGGATGGAGATATTGGAGTGATTCATTGCGCGGCTCCTTGCTGTCCGGCGGCCGGGGTAGGCGCAGCCGCAGGGGTTGGATCGAGAAATTGATTTGCGGCAGATGCCTTCTTGGCTACGCGTTGCCAGTGCTGTTTCTCGTCGGCGAGATAGCCAGCCTTTTTGGCGACAAAGCGCACGAAGTCCGGGTTGAGCGCGACGCGGTCGCACCACAGGTCGAGATCGGGGCCGAGGATGAAGCGCCTGGCTTGGCGCCGTTCGCGACGATTGGTCGGGCACAGGCAGTCGCCGATGGCACGCACGATGACGGCCACGGCCAGCCGCGACTCGGGGCAGCGGGCGAAGGTGTGGCGGTTCAACATGCGCTCGATGGGCTGCAGGCCGACCAGGGGTTTCGGGGGGCACCAGCGATGCTTAGCCTCGAACGCGTCGGAGGATTGATTGACCGAAGCCATCACACACCTCCCACGGTCTGTGTCTTGGGCGGCAGGCAGCCGTAGAGGCGCACATAGCGCTGCAGGCGCAACAGTTCTTCGCGCCGGGCATGAAAGCGCTGTGCGTTCTCACCGGCGACATCGGCTTGCGCCTGGCGGCTGATGGCCTGCACGTTGGCCGTGCGCAGATTGATCGCCAGCGGATACTCAGGCTTCGGTGCTGGCACCGCTGCCTGCTTGCGGGCGTGCAGTGCTTTCTCGCACTCGATGAAGTAACGGCGCGCCTGCCGACCCTTGGGCGTGCGCTCGACCATGGCGAGCTCCTTGGCCATGTCGAGGGTCAGGAGGTAGTCCGAGCGCCACTTCGTACCGGAAGGGAGCTGCTCGCCCGTTTGGGCGAGCAGGTAGTCCTGATTTTGCTCAAAACCGTACTGACGGATGCGCAACTTGATCCAGTTCGTGAAGTCTTTGCCCACCCCCAGGAAGTCATGCAGCAGCCGAGCATCCACGAGTTGGGTGGCCTGCCCGCCGATTTCGCCCACGGTGACGGCAATCAAGGTGCTCGGGTTCATTGCACACCCCCTTGATCCAGCGCCCAAGCCAGCAAGGCCAAGGCATCCGCTTCGTTGTCGTCGCTGGGCTTGAAACCCGCTGCACGCATGGCCGCGATCATCTCGGCCTTGCTGGCATGGCCCTTGCCCGTGGCGTGTTTTTTGATTGTCGCGCTGTGCACGGCGCTGTGCTCAAGGCCGTGCTCGGCACACCAAGCCTGCACCGTGGCCACGCAGCCCACGGCGTACTCGGTGGCGGCTGCGCCCCGGTGGTGCGCCTGCTCGTAGAACACAGCCGCCAGATCGGGATAGGCGGCGCGCACGCTCTGCAACTGCGCGCGCAGGCGCAGGTAGCGCATACCCGGCGATTCGCCCCGGCGTGGGGCAATGTCCCACACTCCTGAACAGACCTGGCCAGCGCACACCTGACCCGCTTTGCCCACGGCCCAGCCACAGCGCGAGCCCAAGTCCAGCGCCAGCGTGCTTGGCCTGCCTAGACAGGCCCGGACGCTGGGTGGCAGCGCCGAGCGGGGCGGCTGTGGCAAATTTGCCGGCAGCGAGACTGAGCTCGCCAATAAGGTTTTGATGCTTTCGATCACAGTTGATCCTCCAAGGAACGCGTTAGCGACTTGGAGGAGCGCGGTCACCAGCCGGGTCAGGGTCTCGGTGAGGCTCCCTCATGTCATACAAGAATGAGGTGCGGGTGAGATAGGTGCTGCGCCGGTGCTGTGCCGGTGCCGCCAGTGGGCAGGCACGGGTCTGACCGACGCTTGGGCAAGGCATCCTGAGCTTGCGTCATTCGTCATCCGTCAATCCAAGACCCCCCTTTAAAGAGATAGATAGTTCATTCTTCAATACGTCAATCTAAGATACTTTTTTGATTTTCTATAGGTATACAGCGCACGCGCACGCGCGCGAGCCGTGCATGAACGGGTATGTATCAGGATGGGTGTATGTAAGTATCTGGCCTTGACGCATTGACGCATTGACACAAAGCCAGCCGGTTGCCGCCATGGATGCTGTTTTTCGTTTCCTATCAATAGCTTGAGAAATTCTTGGCGCCCACCCGCCCACTGCGGCACATTGACGCATCGTTGCTGTGCGGCGGTCACGACCTCGGCTCCTCGCTACCGGTGCAGCGAATCCACTGCGCCGTGCGCCCCTTGGTCAGCCGCTGCTCGACGGCCACGAAGCCGGCATCGACCAAGGTCTTGAGCACGCTGTCGCGCTGGTGCAACTCCATGAACTGGGTGCGGCGCGTGAAGTCGCGCTTGCTCATCCCGTGGGTGCCTGCGTCTTGCAAGATCTTGAGCGAGCGCTTGTGGTTGGACTCGGTCGGGTTTTCTGAAACGCGGGCGGCGACCTCGCGGATGGTGAGCTCGGCGCAATGGCGCGCAAGCATGGCACCCCAGGCCGCATCTGCCGCCTCGATCTGCGGCTTGACCGGGTCGCGCGAGACCGCGCGGATTAAGGCGAGCTTGGTGGCGTTCTCTTCGATGCGCGCCAGAATCGAGGACAGCCCCGAACCACGCGCCCGGCGCAACTCCTGCAGCAAAGTCTGATCCAGCGCCCGAAACACCGCCTGGGCCGGCGGCGTCATTGGCACCACCTGCGGCTCGACCAGCACCTCATCGACGGCACCAACGTGGGCCAGATTGCCGCTGAGTTGGCCGCCGCCTTCGTGAATCAGGGTCAGCGTGTCGATCAAGGCCTGCGGCGGCTCGATCACGCCAAACACCTCGTTGCTGTCCGGGAAGTCCTCCTCGCTCTCCAGAATCAGAAACCGCGCCAGCGACCCGTCGGCCACGTTGGCCGCCTGCAGCGCCTGCCAAAAGTGCAGCGGCGTGGTGCTGCCGTAAATGCAGGCGCAAGGCTGGTGAATCGCCCGGTGCGCATCGTTGTGCTGGGCGCTGGCGTACTCGACGCCAAAGTAGGTCGTGCCCGAGGTGGTGTAGAGCTCGGTCATCAGGTCCAAAATCTCGCTCACGTAGCGCGGCGAGCGCTTGCGATCCGCCGCAGCGGCCAGAAACATGCCGAACTCGTCGATCTGGAACAAGATGGCGGGCTGGCGCTGGATGGCGGTCAAGAGCCCCGAGCCCGAGGCGATCTTGTTGCCACCCAGGTACTGCAGCAAGTTGGCCCGGCGCAACAACTCGTTGATCACCACCCGGCTGTGGTTCTTGCCAGCACCACTCTCGGCAATGCCCACCACGTACAGGTTGGAGCGGATGTTGCTCGCCGTGCGGTACTTGCGCCCCATCAGCGCGCCGACTGCGCACAGGCTGGCCCCCAAGGCGAGCACCGGCTGTGGGCGCTTGGCGGTTGTGATCATCAGCTGCATCATCTCGCCCAGCACACCGTCGAGCGCATCCCAGCCCAGCGGCAGCGCTGTGGCCGGCGGGGGCCGGCAGGCCTGCGGCTCGCTGCGCTCGAGCAGGCCATCGAGCAGTCCCTGAGCCGGATGCACCCCGTCTGCGACGAGCTCGCCATTGAGCTGCAAATCGGCCGCCGGATGCCAGCCGTTGTCCAGCGCCAGCTTGTAGAGCGTGCCCGCGCCGATGCGCTGCGGCGCAAAGCTGCGCCAGGCCTGGGCGGTGGCCTTGGGCTCGAACTTCTTCGAGCTCGCCGACCAGCGCTCAAACAGCGGCCAGCCGACAGCGCCCAGCGCGCCCTTGATCGCCATGCCGATGCGCACCCAACTGTCGTAGTCCAGATCGGCATTGACAATGTAGCTGAGCGCATCCTCGACCGCCGCGCAGGTGCCGCGTTGCTCGGGCAGGTTGGTGCGCTCGCCCAGCGCCCGCTGCCCGAGGCTCAGGCTCTTGGGGCGCAAGGCGGGCGGGATCAGCAGGTAGGCTTCTTGGGCAAACCCGCGTGCCTGCGCCTCGGTGATGGCCGGCAAATCGTGGGCGTTCAAGTCGGCCAAGCTCTCTACCGGCCAGTCATAGGCTTGCCCGGTGTCCGGGTGGATGCCGTAGGCGATGAACTGCTGGCCCTGGCCCAGCACCTCGATGGGCGGGTACTTGAAACCGGCAAAGGGCTGCGCGGCGCGATAGACCAGCAAGCGCTTGGGCGCGCGCCCGATGCGCACCGCCGGCGTCTCGCCCAGCAGCCGCTTGGCCAGGCCCTCGATCTTGGCGGCAATCTCGCCATCGAGCACATCGATGTCGATGCCGATCAGCCGACCAGCGGCAATGCCAATGCCCGACTCGGGCCAGTCGCCCCAGATGTCGATCTCGTGCTCGGTGGTGGCGCGCTCGCAGTGGCGGCTCCACTTGGGGTAGTCGTGCCAGGCGCCTTGGCGGTACATGCCGGGTTTTTTGCTGCGCGGCTGGATCGGCAGGATCGCAAAGCCCCGCTCCACCAGGGTCGCACCCAGTTGCGCCATGTAGTTCGGTGTCGTCATGGCAGGCTCCTCAGAACGGCGGATCGTTGGCATAGGCTTGACACAGATGGTCTTGAAAGGCGCTGACGATCACCTCAACCAGCGTGGCCCACTCCTGGGCAGTGAACTGGGCCAGATCGGTCTTGGCCAGCGACTCGATGTAGGCGCCGCCTTGGGCACTGGCCGCAGCCAGCGCATTGAGCTCGTGTGGATTGGGATCGATCACGACTGCCTCCCTAGGTCAAAGCGCACCCCGACGACTTGGGTGTAGCGGCCCTGGGCGCGCACGGCGATCTGGGCTGGGCACTGGAGCCGAGCCGCTTGCTGCAAGGCTTGCTCGACCTTGGCCGGCATGGGCAGACCCGGTGCGCGACGCATCCACCAGGCCTGCGCCTTTTGGCGCGCATAGCCCGGGTGCTCCAGACACACCCACTCGCTGTGGTGCGTCAGCCCGCTCCAGTAATCCACCCGCAAGGACGGCGGCTTGCCGGGTTTGTCGTGCCGGGCATAGCTCACCCGGCTGACCTCGATCCAGCGCGGATGCGGGTTGCTCACCACATCGAGCGTGCTGGCCTTGGCTTCGAGCACGGGCACCGACGGTGCAAACACATGGCCGCAGTCTGGGCAGGTGCGCACCGACGCATGCACGATGCTGTGACACGATGGGCAGTCCTTGACCGGCGCCTCGCCTTCGCCCTTGCCGGGCCGCTTGGGGCGGATGGCGTCGATGGGGCCGTGGCGGGCGATGTTGCCGGCAAAGTCCAGCACCAGACAGTTGGTCTTGCCTGGGGCCAGGCGGCAGCCGCGCCCGACAATCTGCACGTACAGCCCAGCCGACTGGGTCGGGCGCAGCATGGCGATCAGATCCACGCCCGGCGCGTTGAAGCCGGTGCTGAGCACATTGGCATTGGTCAGACACCGGATCTGGCCGGCCTTGAAGGCCTCGATGAGGGCCTCGCGCTCGGCGCTGGGCGTGTCACCGACGATGGTCGCGCAAGCGATGCCTTGGGCTCGCAAGGCGTCGCGCACATGCAAGGCGTGCCCAACCCCGGCGCAAAATACCAGCCAGCTCTTGCGCTCGTGCCCGTAGGCGAGGATTTCTTGCACGGCCGAGGCGGTGATCGCGTCCTGGTCGATGGCGGCCTCGAGCTCCTTGGCAATGAACTCGCCGGCACGGGTGCCGACGCCGCTGACATCGAGCAGGGTCGCCATGCGCTTGGAGACCAGCGGTGCCAGGTAGCCGGCATCGATGAGCTCGCGCACCGAGACCTCGAAGGCGATGTCGCTAAAGATCGCGTCCTGGCCCTCATGCAGCCGACCCGAATCGAGCCGGTACGGCGTGGCGGTAAAGCCGATCACCTTCAAGAGCGGGCTCTGGCGCTTCAAGCCATCGAGGAAACGCCGGTACATGGTGTTCGAGGCGCGCGGGATCAGGTGCGCCTCGTCGATCAGCACCAGGTCGCAGTGGCCCACTTCCCGCACACGGCGGTGAATCGACTGGATGCCGGCAAACAGGATGCGGGCGCCCAGATCGCGCTGCTTCAGGCCAGCCGAGTAGATGCCAGCCGGAGCCTGGGGCCACAGGCGTTTGAGTTCTGCATGGTTTTGCTCGATGAGCTCGCGCACATGGGTCACGATCAGGATGCGCTGCTCCGGCCAGGCCTTGAGCACCCCTTCGACAAAGCTCGCCATGACCAGGGATTTGCCCCCAGCGGTCGGGATGACGATGCAAACATCACCCTTGGCGCGCCCGTAATAGGCGTAGATCGCCTCAATGGCGGCCAATTGGTAATTGCGCAGGCTCAGTTGCATGGCATGCCCTCCTCAGCCGCGCCTACAGCGCCCACCTTGTCAAAGCCCGTATCGCGCCAGCGCAGCCCCGCACCAAACAGGTACTCCACCCAGCCGTCGCCGGCGTCGATCTGCTCGCCCGGCACCAGCGCCGGCAGATACAGGTGCTGCGCGCACGCAGCGCGCTGATCCGC